TCTTTGGAGATGTCTCTGAGGGTCTTGCACTTTCTCAGAAGGACAAACTCGCTTCTCTTGCTGAAAATGTTGAGTTTGATAGTGAAGCAAACTATCGTGAGAAACTGGTAACTTTGAGGGAATCTTATTTCCCATCCAATACTAGTACTCCAAGAGAAGTCACTGAGAATTTATCTGAAGAAGTAGAATATTCCAATGCTCCACAAATTAGTGGTGCTATGGAAAGATACCTCTCAGTTCTCAGCAGAACTATTAAGTGATTTTTAAATCATAATCAAATCAAACTAACACATTTTAACTAGAGGTAAAAACAAATGCAGATGTTCAATGCAGAATATTTGCAGGAGAAGTGGGCACCAATCCTGGACTATCAGGGACTTGATACTATCAAGGATTCTCATCGTAGAATGGTTACCGCTGTCCTGCTCGAAAACCAAGAAAAAACTATCCGCGAAGAGCGTGAGTTTCTTTCCGAAAGCGTTCCAACTAACAGCACATACTCTGGTACTGGTAATCCCGGTTTTGGTGGTAATGCATCTTCACCTGTTGCAGGTTTCGATCCAGTTCTGATCTCATTGATCAGACGTTCAATGCCAAACTTGGTCGCTTATGACCTCGCAGGTGTTCAACCAATGAACGGTCCTACCGGACTTATCTTTGCAATGCGTTCACGTTACAAGACTCAACTTGGTACTGAAGCATTCTACAACGAAGTAGATTCCGCGTTCTCCGGTCAAGGTTCAACCTTTACTGAAACTGAAGGATGGACTAGTGGTGCAGTTGGTCTTGGTACTACTGCTCAAACTGGTTCAAACCCAGGTCTTCTTGATGCTGCTGGAACTAATCCATCACTTTATAACGTTGGTCAAGGTATGCGTACCGATAACGCAGAAAACCTTGGTACTAACGATGGTGGTCAGTTCAACGAGATGTCTTTCTCAATCGAGAAAATCACTGTTACTGCAAAATCCCGTGCTTTGAAAGCTGAGTATTCACTAGAACTCGCTCAAGACCTCAAGGCAATTCACGGTCTGAATGCAGAAGCTGAGTTGGCAAATCTTCTGTCAACTGAGATTCTTGCAGAAATCAACCGTGAAGTCATTCGTACCATCTATAACGTTGCTAAGCCTGGTGCTCAGACTAACGTTGCTACCGCTGGTACTTTTGACCTTGACGTTGACTCCAACGGTCGTTGGTCTGTTGAGAAGTTCAAAGGTCTTATTTTCCAAATCGAGCGCGATGCTAACGCAATTGCACAACAAACTCGTAGAGGAAAGGGTAACATGATCCTCTGCTCTGCTGACGTTGCTTCGGCACTCACAATGGCAGGTGTTCTTGATTACACCCCAGCACTCAACGCTAACCTTAACGTTGATGACACTGGCAATACCTTCGCTGGTATTCTTCAAGGTAAGTACAAGGTTTATATCGACCCATATGCTGGTGGTTTCACAAACTCCAACGTAACTGGTGGTCAGTATTATGTTGTCGGTTATAAGGGTTCTTCCCCTTATGATGCTGGTCTCTTCTACTGTCCTTATGTTCCTCTCCAAATGGTTCGTGCCGTTGGCGAGAACACTTTCCAACCAAAAATTGGATTTAAGACTCGTTACGGTATTGTTGCTAACCCATTCGCTAAGGGCGCAGATACTGCTAACCCTGGTGTTCTTGAGAGAAACACAAACGTATACTACAGAAGAGTTGCGGTTCAAAACCTTATGTGAGTCTTTCTCACAAATTTCTGGGGATCCTTCGGGGTCCCTTTTTTTGTCTAAATACAAATAAAAAATTATGGCTTCGCCGTTTGCAAACCAAATACAAAATAGAAATTTTCTTTCACAAGTTGGATTTAAGTTTACTCTAGCAAAAGAACCTAAAGTTGCATTTATGTGCAATTCTGCAAGAATTCCAGAAATTACTTTGGGAGTTGCTAAGCAACCAACATATCTAAAGATGATTGATGTTCCTGGGGAAATTTTGACCTATGGAGATTTGACATTAAAATTTCTTGTTGATGAGAACATGGAAAATTACATGGCGATCCATAATTGGTTAACTGGATTAGGATTTCCAGAAACTGCAGAACAATACCAAAATTTAACTACAGATGATCAGGGAATAAGAGACTCAAAGGAAGCATTTAGTGATGGTAGTTTATCGATATTAAATAGCAATTATAGAAGTATTGCTACAGTAAAATTTAGAGATTTATTTCCAGTATCTTTATCATCACTAGAATTTGATGCCACTCCAGCAGATGTTGTATATCTTACCGCACAAGTTACCTTTAAATACACAATTTATGATATACTAGGAACAAATGGAAAACCCTTATGAACCTTGACGAAATTCAGGAAATGTGGCAGAGAGATTCTGTTATAGATCCTGACAACTTACATGACGAATCTTTAAAAATTCCACAGTTACATTCAAAATATTACACCATCTACAATACAACAACTCTTCTTCGTGAGAAAGCACGAGAAACCTACAATAGAGTGCGCCTAGAACGATACAATTACTACACAGGAAAGGCACCAGCGGAGGTTTATGTAGAGGAACCATTTCCGTATAAGGTAAGAGAGAAGGATGCCATACAGAGGTATATGGACGCCGATGAGAGATTGAATAAAATAGATCTTAAAATAAGATACTATGACATTATACTTAAGTTCTTAGAAGAAATTATCAAAACAGTTTCTAATAGAACTTACCAAATTAAAAATAGTATAGAGTTTATGAAATTCGTTTCTGGATACAATTAATTAAGGAGGCAGAAATGCCTCTTTTTTATTGGCAATAAATACTTACAACTTAGATTAAATCATGTCACACTTGATTATAGAAAAAAAGAATGAAGTATATTTGCATATTACTGCGGAACCTCATATCTATTATGAATTAAGAGACGCATTTCAATTTGAAGTTCCAAATGCTAAGTTTTCCCCATCTTATAAAAATAAATGGTGGAATGGTTGCATATATTTGTTTAATGTGGATACAAGAGAAATTTATATTGGACTCTTAGACAGAATTATCAGGTTTTGTGAGGACCACAATTACACTTATGAGTTCGCGAACAATAAGTTCTATGGACTTCCCTTTGAGATCAATGACGGAATCTCAAAGGAAGGTGTGAAAGATTATATGACGGCTATCAGTAGACACGTCCCACGCGACTATCAAGTTGAGGGAGTATACGACGCTTTAAGACATAATAGAAAATTATTGATATCTCCAACTGCTTCTGGAAAGTCGTTGATGATATATTCTGTTGTGAGATATTATGTTGAGAAACAACAAAATATTCTGATAGTTGTTCCAACGACTTCGCTTGTAGAACAAATGTATAAAGATTTTGCAGATTATGGATGGGATGTTGGTTCATTTTGCCACAAGATCTATGCTGGTAAGGAACGAGAAACTGATTCCCAAGTTATTATTACTACCTGGCAAAGTATTTACAAATTACCTAAGCAGTATTTTTCCAGATTTAATGTAGTCGTAGGGGATGAAGCACACCAATTTAAATCCAAGTCATTAATATCTATAATGACGAAACTTTGTGATGCAAAATATCGTTTTGGATTTACTGGAACACTAGATGGAAGTCAAACTCACAAGTGGGTATTGGAAGGATTGTTTGGACCTTCATATAAGATTATTAATACTGATGAACTGATGCAAAAAGGTCATCTTGCCAAATTAGATATCAAAATACTTCTACTGAAGCACCCACCGAATCGTTTTGATATTTTTGAAGATGAAATTCAGTATCTTATCACTCACCAAAAACGAAATAACTTTATTAAAAATCTTACATTAGATTTAAGAGGAAATACTCTTGTTCTATTTTCAAGAGTCGAAGGTCATGGTCAACCTTTATACAATCTCATAAATACTAGCAAGGTTGATGATCGCCATGTTTTCTTCATTCATGGTGGTGTGGAAACTGAGGAAAGAGAGAGGGTTAGAGAAATAACAGAGAAGGAATCAAACGCAATTATTGTGGCATCTTATGGTACTTTTTCTACCGGTATTAATATTCGTAACTTACATAATGTTGTGTTTGCGTCACCATCGAAATCGAGAATTAGAAATCTTCAATCTATCGGCAGAGTCCTTAGAAAGGGCGAAAACAAAGTAAAAGCAACTTTATATGACATTGCCGATGATATTAGTTATAAGTCAAGAAAAAATTATACACTCAACCATCTAATAGAAAGAATTAAAATCTATAATGAAGAAAACTTCAATTACGATATTGTAAACATACCGCTAAAGAAATGATGGGAGAAGAGTTTTATTGCAGTCTAAAATTAGTATCGGGAGAGGAAATATTCTCACTTATCATGGTAGATGAGAATGATGGAGATCCTATTATAATTTTGCAGAATCCAGTTATAATGAAAATGCAACAAACTACTAATGGAATTATTTTAAAGATAAAACCATGGATGGAAGTACCTAATGATGATTTTTACTTTATTAAATTCGATAAGATTATTACAATGACTGAAGTTACTGATAATATTGCAATTAGGTATTATGAAAAATATCTTAATGATGAACCGTTGGAGAGTGATTCAAATGGCAAAGTTAATCTAACAAATAAAATGGGATATATCTCTTCAGTAGAAGATGCTCGTAATAATCTGGAAAAGATCTTTAAAGGCCTTTAATTAAAGCTAAACTCTCATCTTCAAAGGCGACAAACCTAGTCTACACAATATTTGAGTAGTTGTCAAGCCCCCTTAAACTGTGGTATAATAAGGATAACTTATAAAACTTAATAAGAAAATTTCATGTCCAAGAAAAAATCAGAACATTATGTCAATAATAAAGAATTTTTAGAAGCAATTACGGTTTATCGTGATAAAGTTGCTTTTGCTAAAGAAAATGGATTGACAAAACCAAGGATCCCAGACTATATTGGTGGTTGCTTCCTGAAGATCGCCACTCATCTTTCATATAAACCGAATTTCGTCAATTATATGTTTAGGGATGATATGATTTCTGATGGTATTGAAAATTGTGTTCAATATATTCACAATTTTAATCCTGAAAGATCTCAGAATCCTTTTGCATATTTTACTCAGATTATTCACTTTGCATTTTTGAGAAGAATTCAAAAGGAAAAGAAACAACTTGAAATTAAGAATAAAATTATTGAGAGAACTGGTTTTGATGAGGTTATGATGATTGACGACAACTTGCTTTCTGGTAACAATTCGGAGTACAATAGCATGAAGGACGCCATCCAATATAGAAACAACAACCGATGAAAAATGCTCCAAAGTGTTATAAATAATTGTAACATTACGGAGCATTATGCCCAATCAATATAGCGACATTGGAAGGCAGAATAGACTACAGGCAATAGAGGAAGGTAAGAAAACTTATGAAGGTTCCACTGCCTGTAAACATTGTAGTAGTTATGAAAAGTATGTATCCACTTCCAGTTGTGCTCCCTGCCTTAAAAAGAAAGGATTGGAAAAATTGAATAATGAAGAGTTGATGAAACCTTACAGGACAAAGGAAAAGAAACAAAAATATTATGAGGACAATAAAGAAAAAGTTAATGGAATAAAAAGGAAATATGCTAAAACTGAAAGAGGTAAGGCAGTAGGTTGTGAAAGATCTAGAAGATATATTGCTAGAAAACAACTTGGCATTCCAATAGACATTACTGAACAACAACTTCGTCAAATACAAGAAATATATCAAGAGGCACAGCACTTGACTTTTACCACTGGGGTGCAGTATGATGTAGACCATATCGTTCCGTTATTTGAAGGTGGATTGCACCATCCGAATAATTTACAAGTTATTACACACAAAGAGCATCTTATGAAAACCGCACAAGAAAATAGTAGGAGGCAACAAAAGTGAAAATTGGTGTGCTTTCTGACACCCATTGGGGTGCCCGCAAGGGTTCCAAACATCTTCATGATTATTTCGAACTCTTCTATGAAAATGTCTTTTTCCCTGCCTTAGAAGAACATGGAGTGACCACTGTCATTCATATGGGCGATGCTTTTGATAGTCGCAAGTCAATTGATTATCAAAGTCTGGAATGGACGAAGAGAGTTGTACTTGAACCTCTCCGTAAGTATGAAGTTCATATGATTGTGGGAAATCATGATTGTTACTACAAGAATACCAATTATGTAAACTCCCCAGACCTGCTTCTGAAGACTTATCCAAATATCAAGACTTATAGTTCTCCGACAAATACAAAGGTTGGGGGAATTGATATGACCTTTATTCCTTGGATTTGTAGTGAGAATCATGATGAAACGATGAATGTGATCAAGAAGTCCAAGGCAAAAATTGCAATGGGACATCTAGAACTTCAAGGTTTCCGTGTCAATAAGAATCTAATTATGGAGGAACATGGACTGGATTCGAATATTTTTACAAAGTTCACAAAGGTATTTTCTGGTCATTACCATACTCGTTCTGATAATGGACGTGTCTTCTATCTCGGTAATACTTATGAGATGTATTGGACGGATGTGAATGATAGTCGCGGATTTCATATCTTTGATACTGAAACTTTAGAGCATACTCCATTCAACAATCCTTATAAGTTATTCTATAATCTTTATTATGAAGATACTCCTCATCAAAAATTTGATGCTACCGAGTACGAAAATAAAATTGTAAAAGTAATCGTTCGTAAAAAATCTAAACCGAAGGATTTTGAAAAGTTTATCGATAAACTTTATACTGTAGGTATTCAAGACCTTAAAATTATTGAAAACTTTGAAGTTCAGGAATGTGAGAACTTTGAAGTTGATGAAGAAGAAAGTACTATTTCAATTTTGAATCGTTATGTTGATGATGCAGAATTTCAGTATGATAAGAATATCATTAAAGGTATTCTTCAAGACCTTTATCGACAATCTTGCGAGGTAGAATAGTGTATCTTTTAAGTCTTAAGGATAAAAAAGATGACGGTGCATATGCCGTTCATAATGAATATGGTGAAAAAATCTTATTTCTATTTGAAGAAGAAGATGATGCAACTCGTTACGCCTTAATGCTTGAAGATCGAGAGGATCATGAAATGGAAATTGTAGAAGTAGATGATGATCTTGCCATAAAAACTTGTAAAATTTATAATTACAAGTATGCTGTAGTTACACCAATGACATTGTGATTCCCCCTAAAAATGATAATCTTTAAAAAAATCCGTTGGAAGAACTTTCTTTCTACGGGACAGCATTTCATAGAAATGGACTTCCAAAAGAATCAAACCAATCTGATTGTTGGGACAAATGGTGCTGGCAAATCAACCGTGTTGGATGCTTTGACTTTTGTTCTCTTTAACAAAGCATTTCGTAAAATTAACAAAAATCAACTTCCCAATAGCACCAACGAAAAAGATTGTGTTGTTGAGGTTGAGTTTTCCATCAACAATCGTAAGTATTTGGTTCGTCGTGGAATTAAACCAAATATTTTTGATATTGAAGTGAATGGCGTTCTCTTGCATAAAGAAGCAGATGACCGCGCCAATCAAAAAATTCTAGAAGAAAATATTTTAAAGGTAAACTATAAATCTTTTACTCAAATTGTGATTCTGGGTTCTAGTAATTTTGTTCCATTTATGCAGTTGACTACGGCACATCGTCGTGAGGTAATTGAGGACTTATTGGATATTCGGATTTTCTCTGTAATGAATAATCTGATTAAAGATAAAATCCGCCAACAAAGAGATCAAATTAAATCTTTAGAACTCAGTAAAGAATCTCTTAAAGATAAAGTTCAAATGCAAAAGAATTTTATCGAACAGTTAGAGAATCGTGGAAAGGATAATATTAATTCCAATAAACAAAAGATTACCAATTTGATTGCTGAAGTTGATGCTTATATACTTCAAAATTCAACAACCGAAGAAAGTGTATTTGCATATACGAAAGAACAAGAAGAAGTTATTGGTGCAACTGATAAACTGAGAAAGTTGGGAAATTTGAAAGGCAAAATATCCCAAAAAGTATCTACCATTACAAAAGAGCATAAGTTTTTTGTTGAAAATACGGTTTGTCCTACCTGCACTCAAACTATAGATGAGAGATTTCGCCTAGATAGAATTGAAAACTCTCAAAATAATGCCAAGGAACTTCAGCAAGGTTATAAAGATCTTGAAGAAACCATAAGACAAGAAGAAGAGAGAGAACGTCAATTCATTGTATTATCTAAGGAGATTACGAAACTCAACAATGACATTTCTCAAAACAATGCTAGGATTTCATCTAACCAACGACAGGTTAGGGATTTGGAAAGTGAAATTCAAACACTTACCAAACAATTGGAAAACAAAAATACTGAACACGAAAAGTTAGATGAGTTTCAAACCAATCTTCAAAAAGTCTTTGAGGATTTGGGAACTAAAAAGGAAGAGATCGTTCATTATGATTTTGCATATTCTCTTCTCAAAGATGATGGTGTAAAAACCAAAATTATCAAAAAATATCTTCCCCTTATTAATCAACAGGTGAATCGTTATTTGCAGATGATGGATTTTTATATCAATTTCCATCTGGATGAAGAGTTTAATGAGAGTATCAAGTCACCTATTCACGAGAACTTCTCTTACAGTTCTTTTAGTGAAGGTGAGAAAATGAGAGTTGATTTATCACTTCTCTTTACTTGGAGAGAAGTTGCAAGAGTCAAGAACTCTGTGAATACGAATCTTTTAATTATGGATGAAGTTTTTGATTCATCTCTGGATGGATTTGGAACTGATGAATTTCTTAAAATTATCCGTTATGTGATAAAGGATGCTAATATATTCGTGATTTCTCATAAGACAGGACTTGAAGACAAATTTGAAAGTGTCACAAGGTTTGATAAGAAGGGAGGATTCTCGTATAAAATAGAATCATAAACAACCAGAACCATGCAAATCCCCAATCGCTACCATCACTCTAAGAAGGAGCAGAAACGGAAACTCAAACCGCAGGCACTCCGACAAGCAAAGGCCCGACTGGCCCAGTTCAAAAAGCGTCACAGCACCTCCCCCAAAAAGGGAGGTTCTTTTGTATAGTAGGTTCATCCAAAACTAAAACCAATGCCCGTCAATCACGAAATCAAGTCCCAACTCGCCAAACTGCTTGCCACCGAAGACCTTGTGGTTGAGCACAAGAAAGTGGAGACTGCCTGCTTTAATGTTCATACTCGGGTGCTGACTCTGCCGATGTGGGAGAAGGCAAGCAATATTGTCTATGACCTTCTGGTGGGTCATGAAGTCGGTCATGCTCTCTTCACACCTGATGAGGATTGGATTAAAACTCGCAAAGTTCCTCCTCAGTTTGTGAATGTGACTGAGGATGCTCGTATTGAGAAACTGATGAAGCGTCGTTATGCTGGTCTTGCCAAGACCTTCTATGGTGGGTATAAGGAACTGAGTGATGAGGACTTTTTTCAGTTAGGGGACGAAGATATTGATGAGATGAATCTTGCTGACCGTGCTAATCTTTACTTTAAGATTGGTAATTTTCTTCTTCTTAATTTTACGGTAGAAGAGCAGGAGATTGTTGACCAAATCGGTGCTGCTGAAACTTTTACCGAAGCACTGGATGCTGCAGAGGCACTCTATAAGTATTGTAAGCAAAAGCAACAGGAAGAAACTAAAATTCAGATTGATAATCTTGAGTCACAGGAGAGTGGTTCTAACCAATCTGCATCTGACTTTTCCGACCAACAAGAGGGTGAGAACGACCAACCTGAAACTGAAGGCGGTGATGGTTCAAGTTCTAATCAAGATGGAGAACAAAAATCTGAAGAACAGAAAGTTAAAAGTGATGAAGGTGGTGAAACTTTTGAACCAGAAGTCAAGACCGTTGACAATCTGGAAGAAGCACTCAAAGATCTTGTAAATCGAGATACTTATGAGAATGTTTATGTGGAGATTCCTAAAGTGAATTTAAAGCAAATTATTGTAAATAATGCTGAGGTTCATAATAAGTGTAAGGAATCTTGGAAATCTTATCTTGATAGGAATGAATATCAATCTGGAGAAATCTTTGGTGCAGTAGATAAAGAGTATCGTGAGTTCAAGCGTTCAGCACAGAAGGAAGTCAATTATCTTGTGAAAGAGTTTGAATGTCGTAAGGCAGCAGATAGTTATGCTCGTGCCACAACTGCTCGCACAGGTGTTCTGGATTGCACTAAACTCCATACTTACAAATATAATGAAGATCTGTTCCGTAAGATTACTACACTTGCAACTGGTAAGAATCATGGTCTAATATTCATTCTGGACTGGTCTGGTTCTATGAATGATGTAATGTTGGATACTGTGAAGCAACTATTTAATCTCGTCTGGTTCTGTAGGAAAGTATCAATTCCTTTTGAAGTTTATGCTTTTACAAGTGATTATCCAACCCTAAAATATGATGAAAATCATAAACCTATTATGCCCGAACCTTTATATCAAAAGAAATCTGGATTAATTCATATTCATGAAAATTTCTCTTTGATGAATATGCTTACTAGTAAGACAAATAGTAGTACTACGGAACAGCAAATGTTGAATATCTATCGAGTTGCCAACACTTTTAGTCATAGGGGGGATTATTATACTCCAGTTGGTTGGAGTCTTTCTGGCACTCCTCTAAATGAGAGTTTGGTCGCTCTTCACGAAATTCTTCCTACTTTCCAGAAAGAGAATATACTACAGAAAGTTCAGTGTGTAGTTTTGACCGATGGGGAAGCGCATTCCCTGAAGTATCATGTGGAGTTTAATCGTTCTTATGAGAAGGAACCTTATCTTGGTTTGAATGCTCTTTCAAGTAATTCATTTTTGCGTGATCGTAAGACTGGGCATACTTATTCTTTAAAATCTGATCTTACCAAAGTTCTTCTTCACAATCTTCGTGATAAGTTTCCTTCCGTCAACTTTATTGGTATGAGGATTTTGCAATCTCGTGATGTTGGTTATTTCGTTCGTGGTTTCACTGGATGGGTTAGTTCGGATTATGACAAAATTATGAATAGTTGGAAGAAAGAAAAATCTTTCTCTATTAAGAACTCTGGGTATCATACTTATTTCGGACTTTCTTCTTCTGCTCTTTCAAATGATGCAGAGTTTGAGGTTGCCAATGATGCTACTAAGACTCAAATTAAATCTGCTTTTGTGAAAAGTTTGAAGACTAAGAAAATGAATAAGAAAGTTCTTGGTGAGTTTGTGGAACTGGTTGCATAATTTCCTAAATAAAACTAGGAAAAAATCTAAAAGAATATGAACTCCGAACAAATTAAAGACATGCATCTTCTTTATAACGCAGTTTATGATGAAGAACTAAGAGAGAAGTTTGAGGAATATAATAATGCCATCCATGATGAAGATATTGTAGAAGTTGCTACTGAGTACTTCTATTCATATGGACTCAATGAGGATGGCATTGATATTCTGATTGAAGAACTTGGTATCGGTGAGTTTGTCGAATTTGTTTATGATATTGTCGAAGATTATTATTTGACCGAAGCAAGATCAGGTGGCACAAAAATTGAACCTAAACTTGCTTCTGGAAAAGAAATCAAAGGAAAACCAAAAGCAGCATCATTAAAGAGACTTCGTGCTCAAAAAGCAGCAAGACAGGAAGCAGAAAATGAGGCATCAGAATCAAAACCATCTGGAATGACTGCTGCCCTTAGAAGTCAAGCAACAAAAGCAGCAGCAAAAAAACAACCAGAAAAAGAATCAACTCCTGCTAAAACCAAACAAGGTATTGGATCAAAAATTGGTAGTGCTCTAAAAAGAGCAGGAGAAGATATTGCTATTACTTATAAAGTTGCAAGAGAAGTTGGAAAAAGAGCAGAAAAATCTGCTCCAGTGAGAAAGTTCTGGGGATTTAAAGATAAAGAAGAAGTTAAAGAATGGGTAAATCAACTTGTAGAAGAAGGTTATGACCTGAGCGAATATACTTGGGATGAGATGGCAGAAATTTATGAAGATAAGTACAAACCAAAAACTAAGGCACAACTAAAGCGATACGTCTCTGCTCTTGGCAAACTACATAATATTGCTACTGGGAAACCAGAATCAAAAGAAGAACCAAAAGAAGAACCAAAAAGAAAAACTAGATCGATGAAGATTAGTGATGTTGATATTAGAGAAGATATTTACGATGTAATTCTTTCACACCTCATTGAAGAAGGTTATGCTGAGTCTGTGGAGCAGGCAGAAGTCATTATGGTGAATATGAGCGAAGATTGGAGAAATAGTATTTGCGAATCAGCAGTTCCTGGAAAACCGGCAGAGCGTCTGGGTGCAATAACTTCTATTCCTGAGGATGAACGCGAAGCAGCAAGACAAAGAACACTTGCAAAGGCAAAAGAAAAACGTGAAAAAATGGGAAAGGGAAAGGATAGAGGTTGAGACCACTTTCCAAACCGTCACAGGGGGCACTCACTGCCCCCTTTTTTGTGTGTATAATATGGGAGTTGAAATGAAACACGCCTAACTTAATCATGCCTCGTAAAATTTCTATGACTGACGATCAACTAATTTCCGAACTGCAATCCCTATTCGGTTCCGATCTATCTGCTGGTGACATTAGGGGGTATTGCGCTTCTCGTGATGTCAACTATCAAACCGTGACTCGTCGCCTAGAACCATTTAAGACTGATCGTGGTCGTTGGAATCTTGAAGTCACTCAAGAGAAAGTTGAACAAATCGAACGTACCTATCAAGCACCTGCTGCTCTTCCTGCTGTAGAACAAAATCTTATTCCCGATAAAGATGATACCTTCGTCAAGTTTGGTAATTTTAACGATATTAAAAAAATTATTGCTTCCAATCTCTTTTATCCAACGTTCATTACGGGTCTTTCGGGTAATGGTAAAACGTTCAGTGTTGAGCAAGTTTGTGCCCAACTCAAGCGTGAACTGATTCGTGTGAATATCACCATTGAGACTGATGAGGATGACCTGATTGGTGGTTTCCGTCTTGTGAATGGTGAAACTGCCTGGCACAATGGTCCCGTTGTAGAAGCACTGGAACGTGGTGCTGTTCTGCTTCTGGATGAGATTGACCTTGCTTCTAATAAAATCCTTTGCCTACAATCCATCCTAGAAGGTAAGGGTGTATTCCTGAAGAAGATTGGTAAGTTTGTGAAACCTACTGACGGATTCACCGTAGTTGCCACTGCAAACACCAAGGGTAAGGGTTCTGATGATGGTCGCTTTATCGGCACCAACGTGCTCAACGAAGCGTTCCTGGAGCGTTTCCCTGTAACCTTTGAGCAATCCTATCCTGCCCCTGCTACTGAGCAGAAGATTCTGGAAGGTGTTGGGGAAGATTTGCAACTTACAATGGATATGGATGATCGCAATTTCTGCAAGCGTCTTGTGGACTGGGCAGACATCATCCGTAAGACCTTCTATGATGGTGGCATTGAGGAAATCATCAGCACCCGTCGTCTGGTTCATATCATCCGTGCCTACAGTATCTTCAATGATAAGGCAAAGGCAATTCAGGTTTGCACCAATCGTTTTGACGATGAGACCAAGCAGTGCTTCCTGGAACTGTATGATAAAGTGGATGTGGATTTCAAGATGCCTACTGCGGTGTCAAATGAAGTTCTTACAGTTCTTGACGAACCCTCTCCTTTCTGATATAATTGGGGAAGGTAAAATCTGCCTTTCCCTTCTCAATGGAGATTTATAAAATGAAATGGAAATACAATGAGGAACAAATTCTCAAAGATATTGGTGAATATGTATTAAGTACATATGATAGTCACTATGTGGGTAGTGAAGAAGGATATGAAGATATTCAAACTATTGACTTAGCTGCATCTAAAGGACTTGCTCAAGATTTCTGTCAAGTGAATATTTTGAAGTATGGTTCTAGATATGGTCGGAAAGATGGGCGCAACAAGCGTGATTTGCTCAAGGTCATTCACTATGCTATGCTACTTCTTCACTTCGACAAGCATTATACTCGATCAAATAATGGTCTGTCCGAATTCAAATAAAATACAAAATGAAACTCTCTGACAACACACTTACAATTCTTAAGAACTTTGCTGGAATCAACAATTCCATTCTGGTAAAGCAAGGAACCCGTCTTCGTACCATTTCTGTGGCAAAGAATATTCTTGCTGAAGCAGATATTATCGAAGAGTTTCCCCGTAACTTTGCAGTTTATGACCTGAATCAGTTTCTGAATGGTCTTGGTCTTCATAAAGATCCTGAACTGGATTTTACTAATGATTCCCATATTGTGATTCGGGAAGGTAAGCGTAGGGTAAAGTATTTCTTTGCGGATCCAAATGTAATTATTTCTCCTCCCGAAAAGGAAATTCAACTTCCTTCACAAGATGTTTGTTTTCAGTTGGAAAGCGCCTCTCTAGAAAAACTAGTAAAGGCAGCGGCAGTTTATCAACTTCCAGATCTTTCTGCAGTTGGTGAAGCGGGTGTAATTCGTTTGGTTGTTCGTGATAAGAAAAACGATACCTCCAATGAATACTCAATTGTGGTTGGTGAGACTGATAAGAAGTTCACCTTTAACTTCAAGGTAGAGAATATTAAGATTATTCCTGGTGCATATGACGTGATTGTGTCAGAAAAATTACTGTCACAGTTCAGCAATACCAAGTACAATCTGAAGTATTATATTGCTCTAGAACCCGATTCAGATTTCTCTTGATGCTATTTCCTTATTATTTGACTCCTGAAGGCAAACAGATTGTAGAATTAGTTGCAAAGGCACATTTTCAAGTGAAGGAAAATATTTCCTGGTGTGCTGGAGACAATTATGCTGGTGCAGTCATACGGGAAAATAAAACTTTCTTTATCTGCACCAAAACTATTCTAAAAGGTTCAAACCCAAATCAGTACTTAAATGAAACTGTTTATCACGAAGCAGTTCATGTAGTTCAAGCATGTAGGGGTATGAATCCAATTGGAATTCCATTAAGTCAAATGCCATTGCCTCCAACAAAAATGGGAGACATTAATCGATCAATATCCCTAACCAAAAAAAAGTGGATGCGACAAATGGAACATGAAGCATTTTGGTTGGAGGATAAACCGAAAAAAGTCATTTATTATTTGAAAAAGTTCTGTTTTTAATTATGAACATCTTTGTGACTGACCAGTGCCCAGTTCTTTCTGCCGTGGCACTTCCTGATAAACACGTTGTCAAAATGCCTTTGGAGACCTGTCAAATGGTCTCCGTCATCTTCTCCAAGTGGTATTATGATTGGGGATA